TCTTTGTCATTATCTTTGTCATTATCTTTGTCATTATCTTTGTCATTGTCTTCGACATTGTCTTCGACATTGTCTTCGACATTGTCTTCGACATTGTCTTCGACATTGTCTTCGACATTGTCTTCGACATTGTCATTGTCTTTGTCATTGTCTTTGTCATTGTCTTCGACTTTGTTTACATTGTTTTCGACATTGTCTTTGTCATTGTCTTCGACTTTGTTTACATTGTTTTCGTCATTGCCTCCAACTAAATTGGAAATGTTTTCATTTTTTTCGGTAATTTCGGGGACTTCTGAAATATTCATTGTTGCAATATTGAATGCATCATTAATAACTTGAATGTTTTTTTCATGACTTAGATAGGATACTAATTCGCCCCTCCCTTCTAAATTATTTGGAATAAAAGTAATCATATTATATGGCATTTCTACAGAAAGTTTAGTTAGTAGATCTTCAACACTCATATATTATGGTTAAATATAAAATTGATTTATTTTTAAACTGTTTAGGTTATTTAAAAAATGGATCTCGTTAACAAAACAATTCGCGCAACCGTTTCCTTTATTCAATGCAATTTAGATTTTGTCTATCTTTTCTTAATGGCAACAATCCTTCATTACATTGCGGCAAATGCCTATGCAATATGGTGTACTCCACAGACGATTATAGGGTTTATAATTTCACCCTTTATGACGGTTACGCCAGTGTGTGCAACGTTGCGTTGGTCAATAACTATTTTTGGAGATTATTTGGCGTCAATATGGACACTTGCATTCTTATGGGTTTCCACAAGTTTGGTCAAACTTTTCTGTAAAAAAACTGATTAACAAACAACCCCTCATTGTGTGTTTGTAAAGTTTATTCCACATTTCAAATAATGACGACTGCCAATAATACTTCTTCTTCCATGAAGAAATCTGCTGTCGTCAAAAATTAATGCATCTCCTCGTTCAAGTTTTATTTCTGTCATTAAAGTTGAATGTGTTATTTTTTGTAAAAAATCGTCAAATTCTTGTATTATTTCTTGGTTTTCATTACATTTCATTGCTTGGGTGTAATTAAAACAAAATATCGGTCTTTCTTTTATTTCAAGTATTTTTCTAGTAGTTGGAAAGTTTATTTCACAATTTAAAATTTTCTCAAATAAATGATTATTTTCATAATCATCCAAAAATTTGATCAACTCGACTACTTTTTCGTTTGCAATTAAACAAGTATGACCGCTATATTGCGAAGGCATTAAACAAACTAATTCTGTCAAATCTGCGTTAGAATTAGTATTATCTGTATGGAGTTTTATAAAAGTATTTGAATTCCAAGGTTTGTTGCTCGGTAAATTTATATCATACTTTATATTAACCCATACATCATCTGTGATATCATCATATTTTTTTGAGTCCGCTTTTTGAACATACCCCAATTTTTTATTCAATTCTGTAAAATACTGAATGATTTCATCATCCGTTTTTTTATGTGATTTTACTATAACATACCCGTCTTTTGTAAGACAATTTATTTCATTCATATATTAATTGCAATTTAATAAATGAATAAACTCAACTTGTTTTATAACTTCCAAGATTAGTAGGGTAGATATCATTCGAAGACCCAACTAAAGTTGCATTTTTGAAATCAGTTATTATATTGTTCCATTTTCCATTATCTGTATAATTTTCCGTCATATGAACATTTGTATATTTATTAAAGCTTCCGTTTGGCATATTCACCGTTATTCCTTGAGACATTTTATTTAAAATTTTTACACCACTCACATTATTATTTACATCGTCTGCGGTTACATTGCTTGTTATACGAATGCCGAGTTGCAATTCTACATTTACGGAAACAATAATGTTATAAACATACTTGTTGATTGTAATTTGTTTATAGGTTGTCCTTTGTCCCACTAATGTAGATGACGGCGGCTGTTCCTCTGACGAGTTTGTATATCTTACACTGTAAAAGCCCTTAAGTGTAGAAGATGGTATTTTAGTTCGACTAGGTTCTGCTGGTGTATAATAAAAATCTTTTTCATAATTCAAAACAATAGAATTGGAATTTTCTGTCTCTGCCCCTTTGTTTAAGAAAATAATTCCTTTAAAAGATTTTGTTTCACGTGCTTGCATTTCTGTTGGCACGGAATAAAAAATAGAAGGCGGATTTGATATTGGAATTGGTTTTGGAGGTGGGATTGGAGATGGATTAAAAGGTCTATAAAACGTCTTTATCCATTTTTCCATTCTACTATAATTTAAATTTCTATTATAATACATATATTTATATAAATATTAAAATGTCAAATTTATTTAAATAACCGTTATTTATTTTTCCGTTCTATTTCTGCTAACGCATTCCCGCATCGTTTAAAAAAATTGTCTAAATCTTTTGGATCAGCCCCACTTACAGAATCATCTGAAGTATATGATAAATTATTTTTTTTATACATTAACATAGCCGGTATACCATTTACCATACCCATCTTTTTCATAACAGCATAAAGATCAATATTTTCATCGACATTAATGTCTGCACAAATAACATTTACTGGCGACGTAGCAAAAAATCCATCCACGATGTGTGCTATTTTTTGACAAGGTTTACACCACGGTGCTCCAAATTTAATAATAACAAGTCCGGGATTTGATTTCAACAAAGCTAAAAAATCTTGACGCGTTTCAAAACTAGTAATCACTTTTTTCATTCATTATAAAAAGATCTTTTTTTTAAGTAAATTACGTAAAATAATTTAAAGAACCGCCTCTAATGAAGAGAATGGATCCCAATCAAAAATATAGCGATTTGTATAACAAATTTTTAGGAAGTTTAAAAGAACGAAACTATTTTTTTGAGGTGATGAAATGCTGTGGTTATTCCGAGTTGGTTGCGTGTACAAAAGAAGATTCTCTGAAACGTCTTTATGATACCATACAGACCATTTTTCATGCAAAAACTATTAAATTGTATGTTGCGTACAAAGGTGTAAATGTATGGGTTCCAAACACAATCGACATTAAAGTGAGTGATTATTTGCGTCAAATGGAACAAAAGGCAGAGTATCCTATCCCATGCAATGTTGTTTACAAAATATTTTTAGACGATGGGCATTGTCACGTGGATCACAACATCGGGCGCCCTTTTACAAATGTATTGTGCAATATCCATACTATTTAAATAATTTCTAGAATAATTATATGGATTTAGATTCAAAAACGACAACTTCACCAAAGGCATCAACTTCACCAAAGGCATCAACTTCACCAAAGGCATCAAGTTCGATAACTAGACGTAAACCGATAAAAAAAGCGTCGGCAAAATCGACAAAAAAATCAGAAGAAATTTCACCAGAAAAGATGCATGGACCACCGTCTTTAGAACAAGCAATAAATGATTCTTCACATCAAGCAAGGTATTTATTAAGAAAAACTCTGCAAAATCATCCTAGTCATATTATAGAATCCCGTGCCGAGAAAGATTTGGAAAAATTAGCGGGAATCGGAACAAGACTTTTTGATAAAAGAGATGCACTCAGAGATATTGTTCAGATCGATGAGGGACTTGTAGAAGTCGACCGTCGGGCGCTAGCGCGAACGAATGAAATGCTCATCGAAGAAGCACTGCCATTTTTTACTCGTCAAGAAAATGCATCAACATTTACTCATTCAAGGTTTCCGACAAGAGTTAGGACCGATAACCCTCTTGAAATCATTGAGATTAGAATTGCAATTTATTCACACGGCGTTATACCTATGCATATTAGTGAAAAGACCCGCGTTAAAAAATCTTCCACTGTTAACGTTATAAAAAGTGACGTTGATGATTCGTATTTCCATCAAGTAACATGCAAATACGGTAGATTTGATTATAATTCTGTAAATTTAACTTGTATGTTTTCAAATCATGGTTCTTGTCTAGGACTACCTATACGAAGAACACCATTTGATATACTTGATACTCAAAAAAAATCAGAAAGTTTACAATCATTGACTCACAATTATGAAGATCAAGATATAACAACAGAGACATTTATGATGTGTACTGATGCAAATTTAAAGGATATAAATATTGCTATAGGTGATCCAATGGATGATAATGATAATGGATGTTTAACTATAATAAAACGTAGTATGCATCCTACAAAATCTCTCATAAATAAGATTTATGGTACACATACTAGTGAAGTTGTCGAAGGTATGGATAATGCAAAAATTGTCATGTTTCTTAAACTGCGGGATGATTCTGGCAATGAAATGATGGAAAAATGTGTTCTTTTGGGTCCCGAATTTGAGAATTTAAGAACCCTTAAAACTTTATTCCCATATGCTTCTGATGATATTGAAGAATATATTGCATCTATTCAAGTTCAACATAATGTTGCTGAGAGTTTTACACAAATAGGAACAAGTTATAATATTAATACAATATCTATTGTTAAATTAATTAACGCGCTTCGAAAAGAAGCTTCTGTTTTATTTATTGATAGATCTTGTAATACTATAGTAAATTGCAACGAAGAGAGTTGTTTAAATTTGAATTTTAGACAATTTACACCAGATTCAGATGCTGTTAAATTATTACAATGCATACAAAAATATATCCAAAAACAAAACAACAGAGGATTAACTTTGTTTGGTGGTTCTCAGACGCACAAATCACACAAATCGCATAAAACACATAAGTTGCGTAAATCTCGCAAGGTATAATTTATAAATATTTCTTTAATACATGAAACAAATACTGTTTGTTGTATTAAGTTTTTTGTTTTGTTATATCATTGAAAAAATAACACACGTAAAACCTACCATTGATTTTGCGGACAAGTTTGAATATTTACCAATACTTACTGCGAATATTTATGTTGATTTGTTTATCATTTTTATCACATTTTTACAGATTTATAGATCCCCTTATTTAGAAGAATGGTATAAAAAATACAGATTATCTGCCATGATTGCAGATATATTAATTATTGTTTTGTGTATACTACTGGGAAGATATTTAGTTTATATATTAAAATTAAGAGTTGGTTTAACAATGTTCGCATTGCTATGTGTTATTATTCAAACAATTCACGATCTTTTGTTTTATTTATTGTTTCGTTTTATTCCATATGAGAGAAATGATATGCTGGATTTTTTCAAAGGTTATGCTAAAAAAGTTGGTATAAATGCTTTATTAGGTGATAGTGTATTGGTAATACTTGCTGTAATATTAAGCGCATTATTAAACGCGAGAAGTTTTGACACAAACATAGTATTATTAATTTTGGGTGTTTACTTGGCTCCTTATTTTATTTATATGAAAGATTAATTTTTCAACCGATTATTTTTATGATACTAGCAAAAATAAATATTCTCATACCATAATCAAAAAAAGGATTAAGTACTGAAAAAAACAAATTTGTTTCATTTTTGTATTAAAATATTTTTTAATAATATGTCAAAACGCAAATTAGATACTTCGACTTTACCGATTGATTCAGAATCAAGTAAAACCCCACGAACAATGGAAGAATTAATTGAGTTTACTACTAAACTGCCAGCATCTGTAATAGCGACAGATAACAATTTATTTCAAAAACTTACATCTAAAAGTTTCAATAAACGTCTTGAATCACGAAAAACAAAAGATCCAGAATATGCTAATTTTTATAATAAAGGGTTTGCCATTGCAAATATGGCGGTAAATCCTAGTAATGTTGAAAATTATTACAAATTATATAATGATACTACCTCATCTAGTTACACAAGAACAAATAAACCAAGAGCTTTAATGACAAGTTCAAGTAGTTCAAGATCAAGTCCACGGTCAAGTAGTTTAAGACCAAGTCCAAGTTCAAGATCAAGTCCAAGTTCAAGATCAAGTCCAAGTTCAAGATCAAGTCCAAGTTCAAGATCAAGTCCAAGTTTAAGACCAAGTTCAAGTTCAAGTAGTTTAAGACCAAAAGGAGATAAAAAGTTACGGATTACAGCTATTACTGCATTATGTTTATGTCATGGTTCTATAATGGTTGAGATATCAGATTCTCCTTATTTAAACGTTAAAAGAAAAAACTGCCCATCATTTCCTAAGATTAAAGAAGATACATATAGAAACGGAACTACTCTTCATACAATTACAGACAAAGATATTACATTTGACTATTTAACAATACCATTTAATGGTAGATATTCAAATTTAGGTTCATGTCCGGGGTTTCCGGTTATAAAAGCACCAAATTATGCTTTTAATAAACAGTGTATTGTCGAATATGAAACAAAATTATTGCTTGAAGAAGTTGCTGACGAAACTCCTACAAGTTGCAACAATTTTTTATTAGCATGCGATACTAAAACTGTTAAATTAAAGATGAGAGAAGTTGATAGTACAAAAATTCATGAACTTTCGCAAAATGATAGAGACACATGTTTTTATTTAACCAATCATACTGATACACCTTGTAAATCTTTATTAAATAAATCATATTATTCAAAAGAAATTGACACGGTCACTGTAGAAACATCAAAATTTGATGCTGGTCGGTTTATTTTATTATATAAAATTGTAGATGAAGAAACTGGTGATATTACTGTAGAAAAATTTGCCATTTTAAGTCCAGAATATAAAGAAGAAATAGCTAGATTTGAAAAAATGTTTTATGGTTCTGATATTGTTCGCGCGTATAACACATTACTTTTGGATCTAATAAAAGAAGATAGCAGTGAATTAGGAAAAATCTTTACTACAACAACTGAAAACATTTTTAAATTCATTGATTATACCAAAGTTTTTATTAATGGTGGATCTAGATTTGTTATGGAAAACCCAGACATTAGATTTTTTGATGGTTCGTGTAACAGTATAACAACTTATGTTGACGCATCTGGTACTAGAAAATCATATACTGACACGACAAATTCAGATACCGTTGATGTGCTGAAGAAAATACATGATTATTTATTAGATAAAGGAGCTAATGGGGAAAGTGTTTTGGGTGGAAATACAAGATTTAAAAAAACTCATCCAAAGAATAAAACAAAACGTAAATCGATAAAAAGGGCAAATTACTTTTAAATCAAAACTTAATAATATTTTTTCAAATAATGAAAAAAACATTGGGTCAATATTTCACAACCTCTGAAGATTTACAAACATTTATCTTTGACAATGTACAAAACAAAGGAGAATGTTTACTCGAACCTTCGTTTGGGGCTGGTCATCTACTCCAGAAATTCAAGAAATACGATGAAAATTATCCAATGATAGGTTATGAAATTGACGAAACCATTGGGCGCATTGTTCCCACAAACAAATACCAAATGTTATTGTATTGCGACTTTATGATTCAACCCATGCAAAAATACAAGACCATTATTGGAAATCCCCCCTTTGTCAAACAAAAAACGGGCAATTTGTATTTGAAATTTATTGAAAAATGTTTTTCTTCTTTAGACGAAGATGGTGAACTATTGTTTATTGTTCCTTCTGACTTTATCAAACTCACGAGCGCTTCACAACTAATCACCGAAATGACAAAGGTAGGATGTTTTACTCATTTTTATTTTCCACACAATGAAAAACTGTTCCAAGATGCGAACATAGATGTGATGGTTTTTCGTTATCAATTAGGATTGATAACAAATAAGACAAAAGTAAACGAAAAAGAAATGTTCTGTAATGTGAACAGAGGGATCATCACCTTTAGCGAAATAGAAGAAAATGGTGTAACCATTGATACATTATTTGATGTATATGTAGGAATTGTTTCTGGAAAAGACAAAGTATACCGTTCGCCAATGGGCAATATTGATGTTTTGGTGGATAAGGACAAAACGGAACGTTTTATTTTTCCAGAGTCATTTCCGACAAATGATGAAAAAATAGATACATACCTCCAAAAACATAAACCCGAATTACTCGCAAGAAAGATAAAAGAGTTTAATGAAAAAAATTGGTTCGAATGGGGAGCGCCACGTAATATTACAAGCATCAGAAGCTTTTGGGGAAGGCCGTGTATTTATCTACGTAATATAACACGCCAAAAAGAGGTGGCGTTTCGAGGTAATGTTCAATATTTTGGAGGGACGTTGTTATGTCTTGTTCCCAAAAAAGAAATAGATATAGATGAAATCATTGATCATTTTAATTCAGAAATATTTCAACGCGATTATGTGTACTCTGATCGATTCAAAATTGGTCATAAACAAATTTGTACTGCTATTTTTTGATAAAGGACATGTCGGATTCTGCAAACTCGTTTGTGCGCGCAATCATTTCTTTTACGGATTTTTGTATACAAACCAATAAAGAATGAACTTTGGCCAGATATTCTTTGTCATCTACACAATAATCAAGATTATCAAATTCATTTTTCCAATTTATTTGAAGGTTATTGCTTGGATTACTAATATATGTATGAATATCAAAAATAGGTTTTAGGAGAACATCGCCAGTGGCTTTATTTTTCACTAAATAGTGATATTCGCTTGATTTATCGCGTTGTTGTTTAATCATATTTGCGCGATTTGCTTTTGTCAACATGTCAAGAAAATCATTCCATGTTGACGAATAAGGGTAATTTGAGTCTCCGGTAATACTAAAGTAAATGGATGGTTTATTCATGCTATTGTCCGAGTATTTACATTCAGTAATTTTAAGATTTATTCGTATTTCGTTAATCATAACATCATAACATGCGCGAGGCTGAGAAATATCTACTATCCACAAAGGGTGTTTTCTTAATAGTTCTGTCTTCAATTCTTTTAAAAATGGTTGTTCTTTCATAGCACTGTCCATTCGCCCATCCGAACTTGTTTTTTGAATATCAATCATTTTAGCGGCGATCATAGTTTCAGAAATGGTATTTTTATATGTAGGTTCCATATCCATCAACGGCATTATACTCGCATGTTTGATTTCAGAATATTTTCTTGTAGAGAAACAACAGAATAATGCAAATAACCTCATTTTTTATTAAACAAATAAAGTATAAATAAATCAATTTTTGTATAATAATAAATTATGAAATCGGTAGTTATTTATACATACTTTTTATCTCCTTCTAGTGATTATAATTTAGACTTCTTTGTAAAAAAAGAATTAGAATACAGAGATACGATTGATTATATTTTCGTCGTTAATGGGTATAAATGCAATGTAAACATACCAAAATTAGAAAATGTAACAGTTCTCCCTAGAAAAAATCTAGGGTATGATTTTGGTGGTCATTGTTATGCTTTAAAATATATAAATTCAAATAAAAAAAAATATGACTATTATTTTTTTATGAATAGTGGTGTTATTGGACCTATTATGCCTCATTTTTTAAAAGAACATTGGACCAATGTTTTTATTAAAAAAATAAATAAAAAAGTAAAATTAGTCGGAACATCCATTGTCTGTTTGCCATCTTATGATGATGGTGGGTATGGTCCTAAAGTAGAGGGGTTTTTTTTTATGGTAGATAATATAGGGCTAAAATTGTTAAAAAAAGAGAATATTTTCTATTATCATAAAAATAAATATGATACTATTGTAAATGGAGAATATGGGTTATCTAAATGTATACTTAGTCATGGATATTCAATAGATTGTATGTTGCCAACATATGAAAATATTGATTGGAAAGACAGTAACAATTATAATTTAAATAATAATCTTCATCCTTCGCGAAAGAATAGTTTTTTTGGTAAATCTATCAACCCATATGATGTAATATTTCACAAATGGTTTTGGCATGAAGAAGAACCAGTTAGCATTGATATTATAAACCAATATGTAAATAACTTTAAAAATCATTTTAAACCCGACTCCAATAAAAAAGATTTCTCTTTAAATTCACTTCTCAATTTATTTAAATTACAAAATCAAAAACAAAACGAAAAACAAAACGAAAAACAAAATGAAAAACAAAACGAAAAACACCAAGACATTCAAGACATTCAAGACATTCAAGACATTCAAGACATTCAAGATAAAGGTTTCAAACTTCAACTATCAAATAAAACCGTTAGTGTGCATAACTGAATATTATTGGCGTTTTTGGTGCATTTTTTGATTTCAAACGCACCCTTTTTTAGGAAACGGCCATTTGACGCGTCATACGTTCGACGAAAATAATCTAAAAAGGTTTCACCTTGTAAATACTTGGGCATATACTCTGCAATGTATATGCACAATTCTTCGCTGACCTTGAAGTTTCTCTTGAAAAATAATCCCCAAAACTCTGTCCAATAAAAGTTGTAGTGTGGTAGAACGATGGCTGATGTATCTGGGTCGATCCATGAAAGGGCTCCAAACTTGGCCACCATGTATGGTGATGCGTTCGTTGCATAACTGAGTAGAAGCGTCGGCGTGAGTAATTTCAAGAACTTTGCATTACCCGCGATGATATCGACAAGTTGTATGTGAACTCTTTCAACTAAAATAATAATTTTATTTGCAAATGCTTCTATCTTGCTACCATACGCAGTCTTTTCTATCCGCGCTTTATCCAAAATTCCGACTGAACGTTCATAAATACTTATTATCATTTTTGACATCCTCTCCACGATTAATCCCATTGATTTTTCAAACAACTCAAAAATCTCTCGAACCAACCACATTTTTCGAACAAACATGCGTCGTGGGTGATTCATTAGCTTGTTCGCGTCTGCCATGCTCGATAAAATTTCTTGTGCTTTTTTTGCAAAAATATCTACCGAATAAGGTCCGTATAGCTTATTGTATCTCATCTTCAACGTAGTTAAAGACGCATCGCGTGTTCTAGCTCTTGGATATTCGATAGAGAGATCCTTTGTCCTTCTTTTAATTACAAACCGTACTTTTGCTGGCAAACGACATTCGCGAGCCAATGACTTGTGAAAGAACTCCGTGCCGTGAACTGAATCCACATGAATCTGCATCTCCGAGTTGATCTCTGCTGTTTGAAAGTCCATGATTAATCACTGGTAACTGGTATGACATGTGATTAAATTTATCTTGTAAAAAAAAATCAATTTTTTACGAGGTCGGACTGAAAGTAAATAAGTAAAAAGGCTAAAAAAAATAAACATTCTATAGGTATGAATGATTTAGACATTGATAACTATTCTATGGAAGATATTTTGAACCTTTTTAAGGTAACCAATTTCGATGAGAGTGATATGAAAAGAGCAAAAAAAATGGTTTTGATGAGTCATCCAGATAAGTCGCACCTCCCTTCTGAATACTTTTTGTTTTATACTAAAGCATTTAAACTTTTATACTCTATTTATGAATTTAAAAATAAAATGAAAGCAGAACAATCTACTGAATATATTCCATATAAACCAGAAAAAACGGTGAAAAAATATTTAGAAAATAACAAAGAAGCATTTGATTTATGGTTTAACAAAGAATTTGAAAAAAGACGCGAGCAAACAGAAGGTTACGAAGATTGGTTAAAATCGGATAAAGACATTATTGCAACAAACACATCATTTAACGAAATGAATCGTTTTTTCGAAGAACAATCGGTTACATTAAAAACGGAAATAAAAGAGTACTCTGGAAATATATCTCAGAACTTTGAGACCGATATTTTTTCTTCTTTGCATTATTCTGATTTAAAAGAAGCGCACACTTTAACACCCGTTTCAATGAACGAATATCACAATAAACAAAAGTATACCGTTGATCAATATAAGACTCATCGCCAAGAAGAAGAAATAAAACATTTGCCATATGATGAAAAAACGGCAATGAATTTATTATCGCAAAAGAATAAGGCCGATGAAGAAGAATCTATATCCCGTGCTTATTATTATGCAAAAAAAACACAAGAAGCAGAAAAGGCAAACGAACTTTTTTTAGCAAAGATGAAATTATTAAATAATTAGTAAATATATGTTTGAAATCTTCTGTTTACTTGCATTGTTTTTTGTAGCAATGTTATATAAAAATTATGAAACTACTTTTGATGATAATTATAGTCTCGTAAAGAAATATCTGGTTAGAGATGTGAATATTTCAAAAGGAAAACCGATTATTTGGATTTATATACCGAGTATACCAAATAGCAGAAAAATAAAAAACTTTGGAGATGGTACAAATACCATGATAAATCAAGAGTATTTGCATTTAACTATGAAAAGTATTATTAATAATAACCCATCTTTTACTATATGTATCATAGACAATCAATCCTTTAATAAACTAATATCTGGATGGGAATATAATTTGGACACCATGTCATCTCCTATTTTAGACAACATGATAAAATTGGGCATTTCAAAAATACTATATATTTATGGTGGAATGATTGTTCCTTTATCATTTTTATCTTTTAAAGATTTATATCCATTGTATGATTATGGAACTCAAAACGGAATGTTTGCTTGCGAAAATATTAATAAAAGTACTAGTATAGAAGATTATTCGCCAGATCCATCCTTTATGGGATGTCGACAAAATGATCCAACAATGCTTGATTATAGTTATTTTTGTGAAACGATTATTTCGGATACATCCGAAGAACCAAATTTATTAAGTCTTCATAGCAAATGGTTTACTAATAAAATTACTGTTATAAATGGAGAAAAAATTGGAATTAAAACGCGCGAAAAAAAAGTATCTATAGAAGATTTATTTAGCACAGAATCTATTTCATTTAGTGATGATATGTATGGAATTTATATACCCGAAAAAGAAATATTACAACGACATAATTATGAATGGTTTTCTCGATTATCTAAAAAAGAAGTTTTATCGGGTGATACGATTTTACAAAAATATATTATTATAACTTCTGGGAAAAAAACGTGGGAATGGTCTTCTTTTTGGAAATTTCCAAGATATTAATCTGGTTTTTCAAAATTAATATAATAGATAATTTCGTATTTTGAATGAATAAACTTAATTTTATAATAAAAAGGAACGTCATTGTTATTGCAAATTTGACGCATCACTGTTAAAAAAGATTTATAAATAAACGGAGTTTTTGTGATATATTTTTTTTGTGATTCAAAATAATAGTTTTTGCATTCTTCTAAAAAATCTTTTAAAAAGGGAGACAATTTTTTGAAAAATGGTTTGTCAATAATATATTGATTTTTTTCTGACAATTCTACTTTGTTTAAAAGATTGTATAAAATACTTATAGGTATTTTATTCTTAAAAATTTTCATTTATATTATAATATATTTTTAAAAATACTATTTGTAAATAGAGCAAGTTCTATTACATCTTCGTGTATATTATGAAAGGCAAGTATATATTTACATATATGCTGTGAATAATCAATGTCTTGGGTTTTCGTAAACTCGTAAAAATTATACAAAATATCCATTACTGAATATCCTTCATAATATAAATCGTATAATATTTTTATACAACCATTCAAATTTTTATTTGAAATTTCATCAATATACTTTTGAAAAATTTGTGGATGAATATCAGATGACAACTCTTTTGCCAAATTAAGAGTGATGGGTATATTTATCAATTTGAATTTTTCCATATTATTTATTATTTGTTTAATATTCAAAAAATTGACGAGATATGATTTCGTTTCTTCATCAATAACTAATTTTTCTTCCGATTTGATTTTATCATATATAATATTTAATTGATGAGGCAACATTTGTTTAATCTCAATTACGTGTAACATTGATTGAATGCTTTCTGTTAATTTCTGAGGCGTTGAACATGATAAAATGTAATTTATATCATATGTTTCAATTATATTTTTGAATATTTGCTGATTTGTTTCATTTAACGAATCAAAATCGTCCAACACAATCATTTTTTTTTTACTTGTTAAAGACGGCGAACGACAAAACTGTATAACTTCATTTTTAAAATAATTGATACCATATTCTTTGATATTATTAATAATGAGGACATTATCAGACTTTCCATAATAATAATTAATAATTGCATTTATAAACGCAGTTTTTCCGTTACTCTCTTTGCTTATAAAAAGAATTTTAATAATATTCATCTTAATAAATTCTTTTAATAATGACGAAAGATCAGTGTCTACAAAATCGTCCAGTGTTTTAGGGTAATATTTATTTATTAATAATTCTTGCATTCGTAATTATTAAACTAAGTTTATCTTTTAAATTATTAATGGATTATTATAAAATTTTAGAAGTTGATAGTAACGCGACGCAAGAAGAAATTAAAAGATCCTATCGAAAATTATCTTTGAAATACCACCCCGATAGAACTGGAAATAATTCTAATAAAAAAATTCAAGAAATTAATGAAGCGTATGAAGTTCTTGGAGATGAATCAAAAAGGCAGTCTTATGATTGTGAGCAAAACTTTCCAATGATGCAAGGCGGGATCCCATTTCCCATGGAAAATTTGTTTGAACAAATATTTTTTGGTAAAAATGATTCTAATATACGTGTTTTTCATAACGCATTTCCAATGCATTTAGATAAACCAACACCTATTATTAAAACAGTAGAAATTAACATGGAACTCGTGTTAACTGGGGGAAATGTTCCTACTGAGATTGAACGGTGGATTTTTCAAAATGGAGAAAAACATTTTGAAAAGGAAACTATTTATTTGGATATTCCTAAAGGAATCGATGATAATGAATTAATTATTTTAAGAGACAAGGGAAACGTAAGAGATAAAAATATTGGAGATATAAAAATATTCATTAAAGTAAATAATACCACTAAATTTCAACGCAATGGTTTAGATCTTTTTTATGAAAAAACAATATCACTAAAGGATTCTTTGTGTGGATTTTCATTTGATTTAAAATATATCAATGGAAAAAAATATACAATTAATAACCAAAAAGGTAATATAATACCACCCAATTTTAAAAAAATTATTCCTAATATGGGGATAGAACGAAATGGGTATTTTGGAAATTTAGTTATTTCGTTTAATGTTCATTTTCCAGAAAATTTATCAATAGAAACCATTGATAAAATTAAAGACTGTCTTTAACGTGGATATAATTGATTAATTTGATTAAAAACTGCCCAATATTGTCCGGGAAGCAAATTATACTTTTGTAAAAAATGTCCATATTTCAAACGCGGCGAAGATCTTGCAAAATTTTCAAAGTTAATAATCCAAGAAGACATTGTAGCAACACCTACTTCACAAGATGCTTTAGAAACCACACTGTTTATATTTTGAAGTGTTCGTTGTTTTCCCATAATATATTAATTATTTTTTAAAAACTTTTAAAAAAATCGTCCATTTACATTATAATTTGGTTGGTCTAATCTATAAATAAATTTACTGCATCCTTGATCACAAAAATTTGCATTGCGCATCTTTGCTCTTCTTGCAAAGATATTGGTAGCTCCTACACCAGCTCCATAAACATATTTGGTGTTTATATCTGCATAACGTCCAGTGATAAGACCAATTGGTGGATTTTTTTTCATTCCAGCGCCATGTGCTGTCTGGTATCTTAAACGAGGATTTCTAGCATTTATTGGAGTTATCATAAATTATAAATATAAAATAAATTAAAGATAGTCATTGAGGTTAAAATCCAAACGATTTAAAATTACACCTATTTAAAATTATAAAGCGCTTTCATCGTCCCAACTAATTCATTTACTGTATTTTTTAACTCCTTGATATCATGTTTCAATTCAGTAATTTCGGATTCCATTGGTTGTGGATCTTCTATTGGTTGTGG